TTTTTACTTAGAGGTTAATGTTATTATGGACTTGCCAGTGCCATAGTTATTATATTAGTTTATTTTAGTGTTATTGTCAAGCAATTTTTTTAATTTTGCATTTTTCTAATAATTTTGTTGGATGAACTGAAAGATAATTTTTTAAAAAATCAATATTTTCTTGATTTATTTCATGACCAAAATCATTAAGCATAGATTCAAGCCCATCAATCGTTAAAATATCTTGAAAATAAACTGTCTTATATTGCAGTAAATTACGAGTTTCATATTCGTGATAAATGTTGTTAGGATTGTCTGTAATTAATTTTTTAATACCACTATATGTTTCATCAACATGATAGTTCATAAATTTTTTGTGAAACCAAAATGCTTTTTTCCAATATGTCATGCGTATATGTGTTCGCAGATCAGTATAAATTACTATCTTTTCGCCTGGTAAATCATACCAATAATTGTAATTATTAACTACTCTGAAAATTTTTGGCTTATCCGTGACAAAACGTAGAGTTGCATCATTGTCTGGTGGAAGTTCGCGATCCTTCCATGATTTTTTACCTGGTGCTTTGTATTCATATTTTCTTGCTTCTGCAGGAGTTTTGTTATACATAAAATTACTATGGTAATCACCAGCAATTAACAATTGTTGGTGAAAATAACCGGCACCACATCCGCCATATTGAAAGATATTTAAATCAGGATATTTTTTCATTTTGCAGCAAATTATTATAGTGATCAATGGCTGCTTGTAATTTAGGAATATCTTTCTTATCTACAAGCACATCATCCCACACTAAATCTGATCCAAAAATATACTTTAGCGCAGCCCAAACCCTCCTAAAAAATGGACGGTAATTTACAGCTTGAATATTCACAATAAAGTCTGGTTTGTAAGGCATTTCATTGCCCCAATCGAAAACTTGGATTACAATAGTGTGCTCAGCACTGCCACATTCGCACGAAAGAAATGTTCTTAAATCATTATCGTGTTTTACTGCTATATCTTCAATTGTGCTCATTATTATGCCTTTGCAGGTAAGAGATACTCGTACTTAATAAGACCGCTATCAACAGTAATCTTGGCTACGCCATCGTCACTGAACTGAATGCTCTTATCACCATAGAGATTAAGAATTGAAAGGAACAGTGATACTGGCCAACTCCAATTCTTAGTAAGTTTGCCGCTAACGCCACTCTGAAATACAAAGTTGCCAGCATGAGTAGAATGATCGCCAAAATAAAACTTAAGATCGTTGCCTTCGGTCTTTACAGCAAACATTTTTTCTTCGCTATTAGCTTGACTTTGAAACTTAAGGCGTTGAATACTTGAAACTGTTGGTTCTAATGTAATATTCCAATTAGCACCTTTAAACTTAACTGTCTTCAATTTTTCATTGACAGTTTCGGTTGTCATAAAGCGATAATCATTTTTAAAGTCGCCGCTAGCATTTTCAAAATGCAATCCAACTGGAACGTTTTCGCCGTTACGAGATTGTGATACAACTGTAATTGTTTCATTTTCTTTATATTCAGGTATGTTAAGAATAGTATTGAGTTTAGTCAAGTTGGGCATACCAAACACGCCATTAAATGCAGGATTTACAGTATTGAATGTTGCATTGAGGATAACACTGCGGTCATCGCTTACACTTTCAATTGTAGTAGATTGGTCTGTGCCAGTAATCTTAATAGTATCAATAACGCCAAGCGCCTGTGTATGCGCAACAATATCTGTTAAAAAATCTTTCATGTATCACCTTTGCTTTTTATTATATTATATTAGATTTTATTTTATGTGTCAATAATTTCAATACTGCTTCCGCCTACTTTATGGCGAGGTTCGGCTTCGCCTGGTTTTTTTGCAATAATATAACTGCTGCGAAACTGCTGTATCTTGTAGCTTTCTATTTCATAACCTAATTCTTCTAATTTAGACATTAAACTTTTATAATCTACTACACTAAAAAGTAAATTAAAATTAGCTTTCATTGACCATATTTCATCATGTGGTAAAAAATTAAAAATAAATTTTCCACCTTTGTGCAACAGATTATAAATTTCACGTGCCCAAATATAGATATAACCCTCATCGGCATGATAAAATTCATTAAAGCAATATACTAAACCAAATGATTCTTGTGGTAAATTTGATAAATTATACCCATCTACGGTATATTTCAACAGCCTATTTTGTACATAAAAATCATTATCTATAGATTTTGCTGCTTCGTCAATAATTTCTGCATATCTATCTACAACATAAAGTGGTTCGCCAGCAACAGCATATGGTAAGAATTGCCCACTGCCAGGAAATAACTCTAACACAGGTTCAATTTGCGAAATATTTGCACTTATAGTTCCTACTAAATTTTGAACATCTAATTCGTGAAGTTTGTTCATTTCAACAAATTCACGACGCATGTCTAAATCTTTTGCAATTAAACTTTCAGTCATCATTCGACTTTTTGCTAACATTCGCATTTTGCCATAAACCATAGTATCATCTAATTCAAATAACAATTTGTCAAAAGCAACTAATGTATTTTCATAATTGCCATGCGATTGTCCATATGATTCATAAAATTTACGCCATTCAACAATGTTTTCATACATTTCAAATGCTTGAACAAATTCCATTTTTATTCCTCGAATTCAAATAAACTAGTAAATGTATTAGTTATGTTAGTTGAATTAGTAATGTCCCAATTCAAAACATCTAGCAAGTTTTCTACTTTTTGAGTAACAATAGTATCTTCCATTTCTTGCTGATCAAACGGCATGTCTTTAAACCATTGCGGAATTCGTGATTCATCAGTTGGATAGCCGATGCTAGTAATACCAAGCGGATTATCACGTAATTTACACACGATAGTTTTCATGCCATCTACAATCTCAAGCGAACGAGAATCACTGTGCATTCTGCGGAGATTATTCCAATTAATTGCCGCACGAACATGGCCTGGCATATTTGCTTTGCCTTGTTTCTTTTCTAAATTTCCATAGTAAGTTAGTTTATTAACACGCTTTGGTGTGCCTTTTTCCCAGCTTGGTAAGTCTTTAAATGTATATTTAAATTGACGTACTTCTTCGATAATTTGCTCTCGTTGCGCGCCATCCAAAACTTTTTTTAAGATATCACTTAAGAAATCTTGAACAATTTTTGGGGTGTCACTGCGTTTAAGATCAAGTCCCATAGCCTTAACTTTGCCTGTCTTGCCATCGATGTCAAGTCTTTTGCCTTCAAGATCATAGATAAGAACTGCATAACGTTTCTTAGTAATAAACAACCCACGAGAAGCAATTAATTCACGGCCACCTTTGATGATAGCACCAAGTTCTGGGGTAGTATGAAACGCTTCATACATAAATTTTGGAAACGTTTCATTAACTCGTTCGCCAATAGAGTCATACAATTGAACGCAAATTTCTTTGTTCCACTCCATGCGACCGCTTTTAACTTCTTCCTTAATTACTGGCCATGCACTAAAATAAACAGAGTCAGTATCGCCATAGATAATTGACTTACCAACATGGTTATACTCGCCATCAATTAGTTCATTAACAGTTGCATCCATATGTTTAGCAATTGTACGACCGCATAGCGTAGTGCTTTGTCCAATGCGTTGGTCAAAGAAACGGCAACCTGCGTTAAGAATAGCGCCATAAAGAGAGTTCAAGTTAATCTTCTTAACTAACTGGCGTTTATCCCAATAAGCAACTTGTTCAGGAGAGTTAGCTTCTTTTTTCTTTGCTTGTAATTCTTTACGCTCTGCATACCAACGTTCTAACAAACTTGGAATAATACCTTGGTGTTCAAGATTAAAGATAGTTCCATTTGCACTTAGCGCCCATGGAGCATAATTGTCAAATATCATATCATAAACTTGTGCCGCACTGAATACTTCACTGTTGCCGTTTTGCCAATCAATAGTAATCTCAGTACCTATATCACGTCGCATAACTGCTTCATATTCTAATGAAGCAAATAAACCTTCCCATGCCGCAGCAAAACTTTTGCCTTCATCTATTTTTGATTTAAGATGTGCTTCTGTCATAATAGGACGTAGCTGACCAATAATAGTTTCTGGTCCCATATTCAATGAACGAATGGTAGATGGATACAGTGAGTTAATATCAATGGCACCAATCCATTCATGAATACCTTTCTTAGGATATGCAACATAAGCACCAGCTACCTGTGTATTAACTTCTTCTGTTCTTGGGCGGCGGCTTGGAACAACCATACCACGGCGGTGTGCTTCGTTGATAATTGCTTGGTCTGTTACAGCAACAGCGCCCATTGTGGTCTGCAACAACACGGTATTATCGTGAGCAATTTCATTTGCCAAATCAAGGAAGCGTAGTTTCTTGTCTAACTTATTAAGCAGCGCAACGTCTTGGCGAGAATATGCAATGAATGTTTCATAATCACGGTTGTATAATTGATCAAGCGAACCTTCATAAACTGTTTTACGCTCATTTAATTCATATTCGCCAATAGCATCCAAGCTATAAGAGTGCCGTTCTTCATAGGTATATTTTTGATACAGTAACATATAATCAAGATGAACTCGCCCAACCAAATCAAATGTTTTGCTTGTCTTGCCATACTTTTCATATTCACGTTCTTTAGGAAACTGATCCCAAAGACAGAAACGACGAGTATCATCCTTGCTCAATACACGAGCAACACGATTAACAGTATAGGGAATATCAAAACCTTCGCTGTTCCACCCACTTAACACATCTGCATCATCAATAAGTTCAAGGAAAGTAAGCAGCAATTCACGTTCGCTATCAAAAATAAAAGTATTTTCAAAGCGTGATGCAATACGATTTGCTTCTTCCATATCCATTGATTTAGGAGGTAGGGTAAGTGTAATTAGCTGGTCAAGCCAATCAAGATAAAGGGTAATCGCTGTAATTTTGGTAAATGGATCATCTGGAGTGCTATACCCACGATCACTATCAAAGTCCGTCTCAATATCGAAAAATACTGTTTGTAATTGTGGAGAATCTTTGCCTAGATAATTTTCTGCCAAGCAACGGAATGTTTGATTAATGTCAGCTTCATATAATTTCTTGCCACTATGTATTGCAAGTTCCTTGCGGAAGTCTTTACTGCTGCGACAAGTTACACGGCGAACAGGAGTATCATAGATACTTTTGAAACTCCCGTTGCCATCTTCATAGTAAAATACGTAATTTATTGGATAGTCTTTATAGATGCGTTTGCCATCTACTCGTTCAACAACGAATACTTTTTCTTTCTGTCTGTCGAGTAGCGCATCTACATATGCCATTATTATTCGCTATCCAAGTTATTAGTGCTATTTAAGATGCTTTCAATGATATCAAGGTCTTCTCGTGCCTTATCAAAGTCACGCTTCTGTGCCATCTTAATTGCCTTTTTAAGTAGATTTGGTTTAATATTCATTTCTTCCGCAATAGCAGCAATAGTATCATTAAGACCACCTGTCAAAACCTCTACTTCGGTCATTACTGACATGCTTTCGCTCATCAATTGTTTAAGTTTTGTGCGTTCCTCTGCACTAAAATTCCTAGTCGCCATTTTCTTCTCCTTGCTTATAAAGTTCTAATAGGGTATGGTATTGTTCGTAAGCGTCCTTAAGTGTAGGATACTTTTCGGTAAAGTATGGATCATCTGCGATAATCATCATCTTATCTGCAATCATCATAACAGTTTTATATAATTTATCAAGATTTATTTCGTTGTGATTGGTTCTAATAATTGCATCACCTTTGTCAACTGGCGTAATTTGCAATTCTTTACCCATTATTGATACTGATGGACTTCCAGTAGTTCCCCAACTCATGGAACCGCCATTTGATATATATCCAGCGCCGCCATTGCCACCACCGCCAGAAATTGTATATATTGTAGATGAACCAATTGCACCAATGGCTGGTGTATATGTAGTTGAACCAGCGGAACCAATCGTAGTATAAACTGTATTAGACGGATTTTGGACGGTTTTGACGGTCATGCTTTAATTTAGCAGCATAGCGGTCTGGAGTCAATTTATATTTTGCAATAAATGCATTATGTAAGTCTTTCGGATCAATTTGAAAAGCAGCACAGATACTGCGCATTACATCATCAATGCTATTATAATCTATTTTTTCTATACCATCTAGATTATCAGCAAGTCTAGCAACTGCATTTTTAATGTTTTTGCCTTCTGCTTCGCCTACAATATTATCATACTTCCAACGGGCCGCCATGAGACCACGAGCACCAGCACTTATTGGATGGCGTCCTTGTATTGTTGTGCTCATTGCTGCTTCATTAACTTTGCCATTTGAATTCATGAGAGGTGGGCGACCAATCTTATCAGTTTTATTACCAAACTTGGCAGCTTGTTTTTGTGTTTCACCTGGATGAATATCAACCGTTAGGGCATTGGCATAACGAGGGTCACTTGCTGCTTTCTTATTAGCAGGCACGACGCCTACACCAGCAGCTTCATCAAGGTCAAACAATTCATTTAATAACATTCAAATCACCACTTACGACAGGACCAATAACGAGCAGATGTGCGTGGTCCTGGATTCTCACAATGATGTCTTGCACGGAAACTTTTACGGCGTTTTGGGTTGCTCTTCTTAATACGCATTTTCTTATCGCCAAAATTAACTTTCTTTACATTGCCAGTCTTTGGGTCTTTAACAAATACTTTAAACTTTTTTACATCGCCTCGCATTGGCTTGCTCAGTGGAACTTTACGTCCATGATATTCTGCTTCTGCTACGATTGATTCATACAAATCATCCATCCAAAAACGAATTTCTTTGCCGCCCTTGTTTAACACAATATCATCATCGTCTTCATCAATATCCCAACCCATGTTGCTTAACATTTTTACAGCTTGTGCATGCTTGCCTTCATCGCCATGCCACCACATCTTTGCCAAACGCTTTAGGGTTTGTGGATTATCTTGTAGTGAAACTACTTCACCTTCTGCTATTTTAGAAATTGGACGACTTTCAATTTCACTTAAACTTTCAAGAACTGCAAGTAATTTTTCATCGCCAAGTATTGTAATACTATCATCACTTGTTTCCATAATTTGGGTATCTACTTGTAGAATACTGCCAAACTCTAAATAAACACCATCACCTATCATAGGACGGTCTTCAGCAATAGCTGTGAGTTTTTCAATTAGGGAACGCATATCACTCATGTTATAAATCCTTGTATTTTATTTATTCGTCTATTGCTTTCTGTAAATCTAGTGTTAATCTAGACCCCATGTTTTGTACATAATCGGTTACTATTTTGTAATTTTTAACAAATCTGTCAATGTTTTTTTCTTTATAATCTACCCAATATTGCAGTGGAGTTTTGCATATTTTTTCTAATTGATCAATTGCTAAAAGTATTCTTTTGTGTGGGTCTAGTTCATTGTCATAGCTATGATCAATAATATCATCAAATAAATCAAAACCATAACTTCTGATTGTACTTAAACTATTATAACAACTTATAAAGATTGGTACTTGTCCTAATGCAAATGGTTTAGTAGATTTTTCAGTCATGAATGGAACAGTCCAATAATTAGAACTTATTTTCCTGTCATAACTTGATTCTTGTACTAAATTTACAAAGGCACGAGTAATTTTTTCATTATCAAATACATGCTCATTGCCGCCATGGTTGATTTGCGGACCATCGATATAAGCAGGAAATAAATTTTTATATCTATCTGGAACTAAGTTTAAATTTTTATTTTCGTTGAGGTCTTTATAGAAACCACTGCCTAAGCTAAAATAACCAAAAGTATCTAATTTTCTATCTAATAATTCAACTGTTGATATTATTCTATGTGGTCTTGCGATCCTTGCTAAACTTACAAAATGATGTGTTGGTATATGTTTGCAATCATAATTTAGTAAATCAGCAACATTTAGATTGCAAAAAGCAATATATTGCGTAGTAAAATTTTTTACTGTTGCATCAACATTATTTTGCGCACCACAAATTATCGATATATCTTTATAATTTAAACTTGAGTTTTGCACTATATAATCGATTATAAATTTATAATCATTTTCATAAGTTGGTGCTTCGTGCATAAAAGCAAAAATAATTTTAAACTGCAAATTGTTTTGTAATGCTAAGTTGTGATATTTTTTAATTAATTTAATTATAATTTTGTCATTTACATCAATATTACTTTTTTTA